AAAGACCAATAACCTTCTGACCGGGAATGATACCGATATAAGCTACACCACGTACAGGCTGATGATGATGCGAGCACATCGACTTAATCTCGGCACGTACAACTAGCATGCCACTATAGATATTATCACCAGTATTAGGAAAAGCAGTTACCTTCGGTGCTTTCTCATAACGACCAGACATGAGCTCATAAACGTACATCTTAGCTAGACGCTTACCCGTCTCTCGACTATTAGGATCGTTCTCACGATCAATTACTAGAGAATCAATAACTGAATTAAACTTTTTAGTCAACTCTAAAATTAGATCGTTCTCTTCGCCTTCCTGAATAAATTCGGAGACGTTATCGCAAGCAAAGAAACGCTTACCGCTAGCCTTGATACGGCTCTTAATACGTTCAGAAACAGTATCCATATCAAGTACCCCACTCATTCTTGTATAATGGTACTTGTATCCTGGGTGAGAATCTAAATCCATTGTCTCTACAAAAATCTGCGACTTTTCTTTCATTCATATCGTACACCGAATTAACTCCCCCAACTGGCATCAAGTATACAGGAATATTAATACCTGCTTCCTTATATTCTTTTACAGCCCTTTCAGCATCGTTAATATCTTCTACTGTGGATACTACAAACTTAAAGTAACTACGATGACCTGGAATATTAACATACTTCCTAACTACCGTAGGTCGAATAGCATTTTTCCATTCTTCACCGCTAGAAGGTAGCTTAGCAGATACAGAGAATGTAATTTCAACTCCATGAACCATATACAAGTCATGCAGCACGTTATGAAAATCATTATGTAATGCTTGAGTACCATTTGTCTCAAAAGTAAGGTGTGTTAGATTCATATTACGCTTACGAACCTCTTCAAATAGAGCAGGAAAAGCCTTCTGCCAACCTAGTAGGGGCTCACCACCAGTAATAATAAGATGCTTGTCAGGTCCAAAGCAGCCATCTGGTAATAGCTCCTGCATCCTATCAACGATACCTTCTACAGCAAGCATAGGTGATAGATGCTTAAATCTTGGATCCCAAGAAGCATAAGAATCACAACCAGAAGATACTAATGGTAGTTCCTTATAGTCCTTATATCTCAAAGGGTTAGCTTCGAGTTGTTCTGCTACCTTATCACGCTCGGTAGACATCTCACCGCGGGGCATACCAAAACCACCACAAGTAAAATTACAACCGAAAGTACGAAGGAAGATGGATGGTACTCCAACGTATTGTCCTTCTCCCTGCAAGGAGTAGAACAATTCTGCTACTTTGATCTTTGACATTTTCTTACCTTATTCGAAGAGGTTCTCGCTGTCGTCACGATGACCTTCGCGATACGCCATATTAGCTACAGTCTCGCGCACCTCTACACGGAAGCACCATACACGAGCAGCTTCACCTGGACCCCACATCTCAGGAATAAAGACACCATTGACATACTTGTAAAGCATATCAGCGATACCTTCACAACCTAGACGAGGTAGTACGGTAAGCTTGGCTAGATTCTTCTGCTCAAGTAGCTTGAAAGTCTCAATCTCAGGGTCATCTTGAGCGACTAGAAGAGTATGATCGAACTGATCTTCAAGAACCTTCTTGAGTTCCTTAAGTCCGCCGTAGTCGGCTACCCAGTTACGAATGTCGAGACTATTCGTACCGAAGTAAAACTTCATGGAGAACGAATAACCATGAATTAGATTACAGTGAGAGTCAGCACGCCACTGACGATAAGCACAAGGAAAAGCGTTATGATATTCCTTGGTAGACACGTATAGATATTGCATTGATTGCTCCTAGTTATAGTGGAAGGCCACTAATTGATGACTTACTTAGCTTACGCTTAATTGACTTCCAGTCTTTAATCGCCTTACTACGATTAAAAAAGTTAGCATCTTCCCAGAAAGGTACATTCCGCATGTGTGACATTTCATGTAGAAATAGTCTAGCAGGACCTCCTTCTAGATTTTCTGTCTTGGTATCGCCTCTAACATTCTGATACCTTACACGAATAGAATAAGGCCTGTTCACTTTTACTGCAAGGCCTGGATAGGAAAGACTAATCTCAGTCGCCTGAGCTAGTTCATCCGATGTATGGACGACCCGAGGATTGATATAAACAGAGTATTCAAGAAAGTACTTAATAACAAATACTTGTTGATTGTAACCTAGCTGTGGAGCAGAAAGACCCACAGCGTTTCGTTCTTTACATGTAGTAATAAGCTCGTCAATAATACAGGCTAATTCTTCATGATTAACAAACGTAACCTTTTCTGGTACGTATTGGTATACGTTACCTACGATCAATTCACTCATGGTACCACCCGACTAAAGTTCTTATGCTTTTCAAACCGAATAACGTTTCTGAACTTATCGATCGTTTCGGTCTTATGACTGATTATAATAGTGTTAGTATCAGAAATCAAGCCATAAATGATCTTCAAGAAGTCTTCAATACCGGAATTGTCTAGAGACCCGTCTAGAGTCTCGTCGAAGATAAGAATATTAACGTTAGCGCTATTACGAAGCTTGGCGATAGCTCTCCATGCAAACAGAACGGCTAGGTTAAGTCTCATCTTCTCACCTTCTGAGAAGGAAGCAAAACTAAATTCATCCCGATAGCGAGACTTGATCTTCTCTTCAAAGTTCTCGTTCAGTTCAAAATTAACAAAAAAGTCCATAGCAGCCAAATACTTGTTGATCAACTTATTCATGATAGGAATATACTGCTTGATAATCTTGGCTTTAATACCAGTGTCCTTCAACAGGCTTTCGACAATATTAAGTACCTGCTTATAATCACTAGCTACATTCTTGTCTTTCTCAAGTATTTTGAGTTCATCTTTATAGTTGTCCTTAGTATCAATATCATCTTGAGAACGTTGGTTTTCGTAGATCTCAATCTCTTTCTTATATTTTGTTATAAGATTATTCATCATAGTAATATCACTATTGATACTAGATACCTGTTGCTCCAGTTCTTGGATGCTCTTTAGTACTGTATGAATTTCTGATTGGCGCTCAAAAGCTTTACTGAACTCTTCACGGAGTTTCTCTATACCTTCAGTTACTTCTTTGGTAGAGTCTTCTCGTGAGGCAACAGCGGAGCACTTGAACTGCTCGTCGATCTCTTGTTTGCAGGTGGGGCAGCTATCGTTATCATGAAAGAAATCTAGCTCTTTCTTGAGTCTGGAAAGCTTATCATTAAGCTGAGTCTCAATCTTATTCATACTCTGAATACGAGAAGTAATTTTCTGCATATCAGAAATAGAATCGTGATGATTTGTAATTGAAATACGAATAGCTTCTACTTGACTTGTCTTTTCTACAATATCCACTCTACACTTTTCAATCTCAGTAGTAGCAAGTTGAATGAGATGATCTTTATCCGCGTTTAGTTTCTGAATATGCTGTTCGCGTAGCTTAATCTTCTCTTTAGTAATGCTGATCTTATAATCAAGATCAGATAGAATATTCTTATTGTCGTTTACTCTTGACTTAAGAATGGTATTCATAGTAGAGAATACTTGGATATCAAGAAGGTCTTCGATAACAGCTCGGCGGTGTGCAGCTGGTAGTTCCATAAAAGGAATATAAGAGGCCGAACCAAGAACAACAATCTGTGAGAAAGATTTAAAGTTTAACTTGATGATATTCTTCTCTAGATGTTCTTGATAGTCACGAGCATCGGCGCTTTGATTTAGTAGAGAACCATTACGAATAATTTCAAATACGTTGGGTTTCATACCCCTACGGATAGTATACTTGTCATTACCTGATACAAAATCAATCTCTACTAATAGACCTTTTTGATTAATACTATTGATAAGCTGGGGTTTATTAATATTACGATACGGCTTATTATAGAGAACATACATCAAAGCATCGAGTACGGTTGACTTACCAGCGCCATTAGAGCCAACAATTAGAGTCTGTTTATTAGTAAACAGATCGATCTCAGTAAAAATATTACCAGTAGATAAAAAGTTTTTATAACGAATTGACTTAAAGACTATCATACTACTTCCATACTCGACGCTTCATTATAAAGTTCTTGAATGACTTGCTTAACCACAGCCTTATCAGACTTTATATTAAGTGTATCTACAAATTTATTCAAGATAGTAATAGTATCTTCCGCTTCATCTACGATCTCTTGATCGTCTTCTAGATCAAGATTGAGGTGATCTTCTACAACCTGTACATCGATAGGAGAGGCTTTTTCTAGTCTATCGATAAAAGTGTCAAAGAGCGAATGATTACTCTTCTGTTTAACGACTACCTTAACATATGTACCATTGTAAGTATTGAAGTCTTGACCTAATAGATCTTCCATGGCGACACTTACATCGTCATAAAATACTTTGTGAAATAGACTATAAGGATTCTGAATAAACTCTAGCTGTCTGGTGTCGAGATCTAGTATATGAAAGCCTCGAGGGTCGTTGAAATCAGACCAGATCATCTCATAAGGTGCACCTAGGTAATTGATATTACCAATAGTAGACTTATGATGAAAGTGTCCTGAGCATACCAGATCAAACTTATTGAAAGGTGCTACATCCATACCCTTTTCACAAACAGAACCTCGATACATTTCAAAGCCTGTAAGTTCGAGGTGACCCAATGCGATCTGAGCGCGAGTACCTTGAATGGCTTCCATTGTAGCAGCAACATTCTCGCTGCATACCCAAGGTACAAAAAGAATAGGGAAGCCTTTTACTTCTACTTCTGTAGGCGAGGTATAGATGTTTATACCCTTAACATCGTTATAGAGAGTTTCAATAGCGTTAAACTTATTAGAGTTCTTGAAAGGGCAGTCATGGTTACCTACCATGACGTCAAGCGTAATATTACGCTCTAAGATTGGTTTGATAAAAGAAGTATCGAGGTGATTAGCAGTAATAAAATTAATAAACTTACGCCTATCGACAAGATCACCGAGATGAATAACATGATCAATATTATTACGGTCGATAGTAGGAAAGAAAACATCGTTATAAAACTTATCCAAATAGGGATGGAGGGACGTTAGATCACCCCTCAACCCAAAATGCGTATCACAAATTAACGCTACTTTATTCGGCATGAGCTGAACGAATTACCGATCTACGATTCTTACTCATGCTTGTATACTTGATCTGATCGCGATCAAACTTCTTGAGCGCTTCTTCGCATACAGCGCGAATATTATCAACGTTATCTCGGTAGTTCTTACGTACGTTGATATTGTAAGTCTTTTCGTCAAACATAGCTAGAATATATTCACGCAGAATCGGCGGAATGCTATTAGCCTTATCTTCACTTACCTTCATTTGCAATCTCCTGCAACTTCTTAGCTCGGGCTTCCTTAGAAGCGGTCTTCTTAGTAGCTAGCTTGGTTTCAAAGTCATCAACAAAAGTATTCATAAAGTCACCATTCAATTTAACTGATGGAGAGAAAGATGCAATGTCATCTGTCTGTTGTTCGATCAGCCCGCTATGCATAACTTCTCGTTCAAGAACTTTATGCTTCACGTATAATTGTTTACGTTCCTTTTGAATACGACGTAGAAAAGCAAAATAGATGATCTGAGTAAAATAGGCAAAAGGATTATCAGACTTTTCTGGATTAAAGTTATTCAAGTAGATAAGGCAGTTTTCGATACCGTCACTAATCATTTCTTCTCGATATGAGTAATTAACAAAATTACCCTTTAGAGATAAACGATTAGCAATATTATAGAGGCATTCACCGATATAGTTAGGTACTCGAGGGGGGGACAATCCCTTCTCCTCGTTTTCCTTGATCTTGGCCTTATATGCAATAAGCGCTTGAAGAAACTCTGCGTTATTAACGTAATGCCTCTTTGGCTTAGTGGACTTGACCGGTGTGGTTGTAATGCTCGTCATATGGTTCAGATTCTGCCTTTTTTACTAATTCGTAAAATAAATTTAACTCTTCAGATGGTGTATTATATGTTATAACGTTTTTCTTTTCAACTATAAAAGAGGGAGAATCAGCATACGGCATCCATCGATCAATTTGATAGATTGTTTTTTCGGTTCTTAGATCCTTGAATATCTGATAGGGATCTTTTAGTTCAAATACTGTTTGCTTTACCGTAGTTACCGCGATAAGCTCCTCACCCGTTATCAATTTGAAGACTAGGGGTGTCGTCTTTTTGAATCTCGATGTTGTGGATCTTGAAGGGGAGTCTTTCTTCATTATAATTCTTTACCCTTTCGAAAAGATGATTTAACGTATAGTTACGCTTATCGTTATAGGTAAGGTCATCTGCAATATCGTATAGGGTAGCGGTCATTTTATTTTCTGATACTCTGAGTCCACGACCAATAGACTGTAAAATTCTAATCTTAGACTTACTGGGGCTTGCAAACACAATATTGTTTAGGTTAACTATATTGATACCTGTTGAGTAAGTACCATATGAAGCCACAATAATATTATTATCACTATTATCTACTATCTGTCTTATGTCTTCGCGATCTTCACCTTCTACTCCACCATGTACGAAATAACAATTCTTACCGTTACTACTTATTTGATCGAATAATTGTTTGCCATGTTTTTCTACGTATTGATATAATACTAGAGTATTACCTTTCAAGGACAGTACTAAGTTCTTGATAAATTTATTTCTATCATCGTTCTGTACTAAGAAGTCCATCTCTGTCTGGTAATCGAAGTCTTTAGCTAGCTTTCTTATCTCTTGTTTATACTTAAGAACAAGAATCTTAATCTCAAGATCGGCTAGCTGCTGTCTATCGATTAGATCTTTAGTAGATACTACTCTTTTAACAGGGCCAGTAAGTCCCTCGATAATTAACTTATTACAATGTACGTTATCAAGGGTACCAGTAAAACCAAATCTATACTTACAATTAACTAGTTTAGTCATAATACCAGTTAATGACTTGGCTTTGGCTTGATGTGCTTCATCTACAACAACAGCTTTGAATTGATTAAACCAGGTCTTATGTAGATTAAAGATAGACTGCCAGGTACTAATAATAATAGGCTTATCTGTATCTTTTGACTCACCGGCTGTAATTTTATGAATTTTGTTTATATCGTATCCGTAACTAATAAAGTCATTAGCCATCTGATGTACTAGAGAAATAGTAGGTACTATAATAAGAAACTTACGTTGCGATTTGCTTAATGTATATAATCTAGCCAGTAAGTAAATAATAAAAGACTTGCCCGAGCCAGTTGGAGATAATATTAGTGATCTATGGTTACGTACACAATGAATAAACGCATCTAACTGATAGTCTCTTGGTATTCTTGTAGGTTGTAGCGCTGTTATAAACTTTTCAGCTTCTACTTGTGAGAAATCTATACTATTAAACTCAGACAAGTACTCTAGTTGTAAATTACGCTCTTCACAAAAAAGTTTTAGATGTTCTAGTAGTCCGTTATAGATTAGCTTAGTCTTTTTAGAATATAAAAAGATATAGCCATTCCATGCCCTTTTACGAAACTGAGGCATGAACTTAGCAGCAGGTACTTCGAATTTAAAAAAATCAGAAAGCTCCTGCTCGATATGTGGATCGGCAGTTACTTTCATATAAACTTCGTTAGTTCGTTGTACCTGTATTCTATCCATTACGCCCCAACTTGAAATTTCTCATAATCAATATAATTTTTAATAGTAAAATTACGTACTGAGATAGTCTTAAGAATAGATTCTAGTGCAGAACACTTCTCTTCTTGAATAGCGACCTTAACGTTAATAGCCTGTAAGTCTTTATCGCTACTGATGTATATATCAACATCTTGTTTGAGTATCTTCAATGAGATAGGTTCCCATCCATACTCTTTCATAGTATCGTAGTCAAGAATACCGAGATAGTATTCCCACTTAGTCTTGTATAGATTTTTATATTCTTGCTTAAGCTTCTTAAGAGTAAGGCTTTCTGTCGACAGCATCTTAAGATACTTGTGATGAATCTCCGGTACTTTAAGGCTTTCGTCACTGATATCAGTTCGATCGATCTTCGAATCTTTTTCCCAGTGAATCATTATTTCATCTAGAGTCATACATCATCCAATATATTATTAATCAAGGGCACAACCCTATTATAACGCCTTTTGCGAGAATTACAAGCGTTTTATTTCAAACTTCCTAAATTTAAAGGTTGCGGAAGATTCGGCGTACTGCGCGGTAGTATCGCGAGTGTCAAGAATAATATCAGAAAGCGAGCGAGGAAACATATCAATAAAAGTAATTTCCATATTAGGTACTCGAGCACTATTCTGAATCATGAGAGTTCCATCTGAAGTAATTCCCTCACCAGAAGTTGCACTTTTACTACTAAGTTGCTTATACTGATTAAAGCTATCAGGGAAGCCTAAACCAATAATCCAGTTATAGATTTCTTGATAGTTTTTCATATCCTCATCTACTCTAAAAGTAACCGTTAACTCTCTGTACCTAATATGATCACCCGGTAAATTATATCTGATAAAAGGATTATCTACAGTGGCAAGTCCTAACTCAACACCAGGTACGTTTACAGCTTGAACGAAATAATTCGTAGTAGGTAGTTTCTTAATACCGAACCTAAAACCTACAATGGGAAGGAAATTAGTATTATTAATTACTGATGTCATGTTAAACTCCTATACGGTATTTAGGTATAGAAAAAAAGAAAGGGGGCCGAAGCCCCCTTCCGAGTAGGTCCCGTTAACTGGGATCTTATTACATTAGGTTTGAAACTAGAACACGACGATAGAAGACGTTCGAGTTCTGCTCTAGTGTAGCATTTGCATCGGCTTCTGCAGTACCCTTCGCGAATGGATTTGGCGCCATTCCGTAACGAGTCTTGAAGCCAATACGTGGCTGGAAGTTATCCTCACCAACCGCACGTACCATCTGTAGGGGTACATATGGGCAGTAGAAGAGACCGGCGTCGAAGGCTGAACCACCCTTATAACCAACTGTCATGTAGTTGCCGGATGTGGCATATGGGTCGACATATACACGAACACGGCCATTTAGAACACCCGCGAATGTGTTGCCTGTGTCATCAACCTGTAGGTTGTTTGAGTTTAGAGCAGGGGCGTAGTCGAGAACACCGGCCATCTGAAGAGCAGAAGCTACGTCAGAAGAGCAGATTAGAAGGTTACCCTTACCGCGACGAGTATCTTTCGCGATCTGGTTAGCTTCACGCTCGATCTGGAACATTAGACCCTTGAACTTCTCAACCATCCAACGACCGTTTGAGTCGGTGTCTAGGTCGAAAGTACCAGCTGTTGTTACGCCTGAGTTAGCACCGCGAACGGCAGTTAGATTTACTGTACGAACAACTTCACGGTTGATCTCGGCCATGATCTCTGTTGAGAGAATGTTGGCGAGTTCTGTCTCAGCGTCTAGGCCATGGATTGCCTTTAGATCCTGAGCTAGCTCTAGGGTGTACTCAGCCTTTAGCGCACGTGCCTTAGCTGTTACTGTGACCTTCTCAATTGAGAAAGCCATTTCGTTGAAGGCTGTGTTACCAGAAGCACCGAGCTGTTCAGACTTAGCAGTAGTAGCACCACCACCGAAGTTGAATGTCTGAGAGTTACCTGATGGTGTACCAGCATTGCCGAGGTTACCATTGGCTTGACCGAGGTCTGTGCTGTTGACTCCCATATACGCCTGACCAGCGAAGCCTGTGTTAGCTTCTTGATAGAAAGCTTCTGCACCAGCCTGGTTAGCATAACGTGAACGCATCGCGAAGATCAAGCCTGTTGGGCCTGTCATTGGCTGAACGCCGCAGATATCATACGCGATTAGATTTGGCATTGTACGACGTACTAGTGAAATTAGTACTGGATCGTAGTTGTCGATAGCAGAGCCAGTCGCGTTGCCAGGAACACCAGCTTCTAGAAGAGAAGTTGGGGCATAACCGCGAGTCTCGGCTAGGGCCTTCTCTGTGTTCTCTAGTAGAACGGCAGTAACGGCACGGCGATGTGAGTCACCAATCTTTGGTAGAGCGTCATGCTCTAGGATTGGCTTCCACTTGCTTAGTACTTCTTCATTGAGGTATGAAGTCATTTAACGAGTCTCCTTAAGATTCTTAACTTTATTTATAAGTTATACGTTTTTGATTGATCTGGAAATAGCGTGTGCATATACAGCCATTTGCCCGGTTACAGGTGCATTATTTTTTGTTTCACTCAATTCATCAACACCAACTACTTCCTCAGAAACAACATTAGATGGCTTCTTTGTGAAGTAAGTTTCCTTAATGATAGCCAGCTTCTTGCTATACTCAGAAACACTCTCGAAAGAAATGTTTTCTGATAGGGTCTTTAGCTTTTCAACCTGACTAACAGCAAGACCTTCAGATACTGTTCTAAAAGCCTGCTCTCTTTCGAGCTCTTCATTAACCTTTGATAGGCTAATATTCTTTTCAATTTCCTCGTTTACACGAGCTTCCAACTGATCAACCTTAGACTGTAGTTCACCGACGAGTGATACTTCCTCGTTGGGAATTGAGACATTATTTTCTACAAATAGAGTCTTTAGGCCAGCGAAGAAGTTCTCAAAGATCTCTAACTTTAGACCATTCTCAAGAGCGATCTTATTCTCTGCTACCCACTGCTCAACCGCATAAGAGAGATACTCGTCAACCTTCTCGGTTAGCTCTCCCTTATACTCTTCTACGAGAGAATTAAACTTCTCTTCAAACTCTTCTTCGATGCGAGCTGTCTCAACTTCAAGACGAGCACCGACAGCAGCTTCAAATACTGTCTCTACCTTTGTCTTAAACTCTTCTGAGATCTCTTCGCCATCGAACATTTCTTCGACGTCTTCCTTTACAGAACCCTTAGCCTTAACAGAGGCCGCATTCTGAGCGGCCTTATTAGTAGCTTCTGCACCAGGAAACTTATTAGGTCCAAACTGAGCCATGGCTGTATTGAAAAAGTCAACTAGATCTGACTTCTTCATACCATTCATCGCGCCCATTACGTCGGCCATCATTCCAGCCTTCGACTTGCCTTCTGCAGGCATTGATTCAGGAGCAAGTGTCTCGGCAGCTGCTGTGGCTTCTTCAAGCTGAGCTGTCTCAACAACTTCTTCTACGGTTTTAGACTTAGGCATTAATTATTCCTCCAAATTCTTACGTCTATTTATTTGTTTACTAAATTGGAAAGTACTTTATTGAATAGCTTTAGCTTTTGTTCTTCAGACAAAATCTTACCTGCTTTTCTTGTCTCATGAACTACCTCTTGAGCTCTCCAACTACCAGAGACTGAGTCAAATACCCACTCAGCGCCCTCCATAATACCACGAACATAAGCATTAGGAGCGGAAGGATCAGCTACAATATCGGCTGCTGTAGCTAGACGGAAGTCATCCTGTACTTCCATAATACCTTCTATATTTGGCTTTAGTGTACCCATACCACGAGAAGAGACGCCGATTCCAGCACCTTCGGCTAAAAGATTACGAACGATCATACCATATGGTGTTTCAAGAATCTTGGCCTTACCAACAAAGTTATTACCCTCTTTACGAAGGCTCTTGATCATATGCGATACACGCTCAAGATTAATGTTTGGCCCATCTGGATGTCCAAGCTCGCCATAAGCGCGATTACTCTCTATATTTTCTTTCATGTAGCGATATACTTCTTTCTCTAGAACCGGCACTGGGTAAATTCGACGGTTACGATTCTCGATATTGCCTTCTAAAAAGATACCTTCGATATAAAAAGCCTTCTTACCAGACTCTTCCATTTCAGTAATAAAACTAACCTGTTCGTTTAATTCGGTAAATAACTTCATTTTAGCCTCTAAATGCTGCAGGAGTAGCAGATACAGCTACGTTGGCTGCAATAGTATCTGTAGGATTCTTCTGAACAAAAATGTACTGATTAGCAGGAATAGTAAATGAGCTAATAGTACCACCGGTGTTGGCTACTGTAATTACAGCTGCACTAGTAGCACCAATATAAACACAAGCAGCGTTTGCTACTGTATTAGCTGTTGTTAACGATATGAGCTGACCTAGACCCTTAATTACGTTCATCGTCGCTCTCCTTAATAGCTTCTAAGCATAGATCAACTACACGGTCAAAACTTTCGTTAGATTCAGTAAGGGCAGCCTCAAATACTGCTTGATCTTCTTCATCGAGTACATTATAAACAGATAGTATCATGTCTGCTATTTCTTTATCAATTACTAAACCATCTGTACTCTCTTCAAAAAAGATTTCTGATGTTGTATTTGTATCTGCGACTACTGCTAGTAATGAAAGGATATCGTTTGATTCAAAAAGACCATCTTCGCTAATCTGAGCTGCATCAATACCGAGAAGTTCAGTTAAATTTACTTCTTCTTCCATTTCTGATTCCTGAGCAACTGTATGACCGCTATCTTCTAGCTTCTTAACATCTTTATCTGATAAAACATGGCCAGGCTCTAGAGATACACCTGGCTTTGAAGGGTGATCAGCATCTACATCGTGACTCAAAGTCAATACTTCATGTCTCCCACCACCGATTGGGTTTATGTAGATATGCTTAGGGGGCAGCTTCTTTTCTGTAAGATTTAACTCTTCGTTGGCTTTGGAATATACTGCTATAGGTTCTTTTGGGGGATCATAGGAGGCTGGTTTTCTTTGTTGTGGGCCCGGACCCTTGATCCTATCATCACGGAATGGAAGACCATGATCATTCTTTACCGGGTAATCAACAACACTTGTCTTATGAATGTCAATAAACTTCTTCTCATCCGCTGTGGTGGGAGGATAATCATAAATTTCTGATACTAGTTTCTTAAACGTCTTCATTAGATTCTTCCTTGGGTGTAATAATTTTACTAGCTACCTCATTGCGAAGATTTCCAATAGCTTCAGATGCCTTGCGATTTAAAATACTGTTAACCGCATCTACAAACTTAGCTGCGTCCTGTGTCGTAGCAAAATTAACTACATCAGCTGGTGTCTGTTCCATGATATCTACTCCTTATTTCATATATTTAGCGGCTCTTGAGAAACTCAGGTAGCTCATCGCCTTGTGGGCTGGATGCTTGAGGACTCTCCGCACCAGGTTCGGTACCTTGATCTTGACCTTGATCAGGCTGAGGAGGTTCTTGCGGAGTCGCTGCTTCTTGTTGAGCTAACTGCACCTCTCCATCAACCTGAGCCTGCTTCATTCTTCTCTCTGCGATCTTATCAAACTCTTCCGCGTTTTGATTATCGATCTGCTCGATATCTTCATCATGCTGCTTGAGAATAAATCTACGAACATACTCTTCAGAATAGTAACGACCAATCATAGGATCAATTAGATTAGCCATATTGATACGCTGCTTTAATATATCGTTTTCTCTAATCTCAGCAAAGTCATTATCAACAACAAAATCGTATCTAATATTTTCCTTGATATCTGCCCATTCTTCGTATGTCATAATATTCTTGAGCATTAGATTCTTCTCAAGAACACTAGTAAATAGAGCGGAGAATCTTAGGCGTAATCTCTGAACAAATTTAAAGAACTTTACTTCTTCTCTGGATACTTCGTTAATATTACCCGAAGAGAAAGGCGTTTCAGGGTAGAGTCTTGAAACAGGAATGTTTAGTGATTGATAAAGTTTCTTCTGAAAGTATAATACATCTTCCATTACGCCGAGATTTTCACCACCCTTAAGAGTCGTGATTTCAGTACCTCTACCGCCTTCACGGCGAGGCATCCAGTAATCCTCAATCATAGTCATGAACTTACGATCGTCTCTAATATCACCAGTTTCGGCATTATAAACTAGACGATTCTTATGCTTGACCATCATATCACGTAGATACTGTTCTGCTTTCATCTTAGGTAGATTACCAACATCGACGTAGAATACACGACGCTCAGGTGCACGTGAAATGCGGTAAATAACAGTAGCATCTTCCATAATACGAAGCTGATTCATCGGCTTGACAGCTTTATGGAGATGTGATAGTACCATCTGTCCAGTTTTATCAACTAGACCTGATGTTACGTAGACTATTGAATCCTTTGCTATTCTAATCATCTGCCGAGGATTATAATCCTTAGTATCAAACCCTCGAGTGGTATAAACGAAATACTCTTTTACTGTAGCAGCTCGAACTGTCTCATTATCAAGCTTAGCCATTACCTTAGGTGTGCGGACTTCTTTGACCTTCTTAATATTACGAGGGTCAATAAAACGAAGTTCTTTAATACCCTCTTGTGGAGCTCTTTCGTCTACAATGGCATGATAGAAAAGACGTCCATCAATATACCAATTTCTAAAGATTTCATAAGCTCTACTATTGAAGCTGAGAAGCTTCATAACATTCTCAAATTCGTCTTCAATAATACCTTTGACTCTATCTGATGCTTCAACATCAGCAAGTACAATACCTACTATATGGTTCTCAGGTGTTGCACAAATAGCTTCGTTGGTGATCTCGTCAATAGCCATTTCAATTTCTGACTGCTGAGCAAGATCACGATAACGAGTTACTAAATCTGTTTCTGTCTTGGCTGAATTATCTAGATCGACATACGAGCCGTAAAATCCTCCCGGCGTAAGTACTACACCACCATCTTCATCGACGGGAGGTACGAATGAACGTACTTCCTCATCAGCTGTCTGTCTTTTAATTTCAAATCCAAATAAACGAGCCAAATTATATCACTCCAAATAATCTAGTATTAATTAGGCTTATTAAATGCCACCAGCGTTGCCAGTGACTCCTCCTGATACTTCCCAGTAGTCATATTCAAAAGTCACACTAAACTCTTGAATCTGATCACCTTGGGCCCAATCTAAGCCCATAGCTTCTACAGTGGTGGGGAAGATACCATTAAGTCTATATGTTCTAACAGGAATACCAGTTTTTGAGAACTGAGTTACTTCTGCAGTCGCTTTATATAGTAGTGGGCTTGCTGAGCCTAGAGCACGCAAGTTACCTCTAGCAGAGTTAATTGCATGTGACCATTGTTCCAATGCGTTACGAACCAAGAAATCTTCATCATTAATAACCGTAACACCCCAGGCTGAATAAGTGCGAGTGCCTGCTAGTTTAATCGTGCGCCCAAAATAAGGAACCTGTACAGTACCTAGGCTTGAAGCAGGAACAGATGATGCACGGACCAAGAATGGTACCTTGATATCAGCAACACTGTTTACTGGATTTGTGATTGTGACTTGGAAGAGCGATGGTCTCGCTCCCCCTAGTGTTAGCTGCGATCTAATTTCTTCGATATTAAAAGCCATTGCTTATCTCCTACCCTCTTCTATTTATTAACCGAATTGGCCAACGATTTCGGAGAACTCTACACCAGTTCTTACAGCTACAAAGTTAAGCTGAATGAAGTTGATGCTCTTAGCTGGCTTAATGTAAATATCGCCGATAAACTCATTACGGTCGATTACTTCCGCTGTATTATTGGTCTCGTCGCATACTACGCGATAATCGTAAATACCTCTACGTCCTTGCACATCACGTAGGAAAGGCTCAACTAGATTGCGGAACTGTGCGCGAGTAAACTCATCATTGAACTCGAAGAGTGTAAATTTAGCAGCTGTTGCAATGGCCTTTTCTAGAACAATGAAAAGACGTCTTACATTGATACGATCAAACGCTGATGGCTTAGCAAGAGCTGTCTTATCACCAAATAGTAGAGTACCCTGGCCAGGGAATGTAACTACTGGGTTGATACCATTCTTATATAGAATATCACGATCAGCCTTACTTGGGTTATAAGCAATCTTTACAACATTCTTAATAATACCACGATTAAATCCCGCCGGTGAGTACCAAGGATCACGAGTTGTATCTGTACGAACTACTAGACCAGCAATATCACCATTTAGAGGTACATAACGGTAAGTATCATTATACTTGTCGTACATATACTTATAGCCAGAGTCGATTACAGCATAAGAAGTAGAAGTAATACTATTTCTAAAGTTTACAAGATCTGTAGTAATTTCACCTAGGTTATTAACAACAGCACCTTTGTGTGGTGAAATAAACGCAATGCAATCTTTTCTTACTTCGCAGACGTTGTCGATAATCCAGTCAGCTTTGATAGAATCGCTTGTATTTCGACCTGTTAATATTAAAGATACATCTAGATCTTCAGCAGAAGTAAACTTTGCATAACCTGATAGTTCTACTGTAATAGCTACGTTTGATTCTGATTCAGCACTTGCGCCATTACGGAAAGACTGACTAAATGGTACTGTTGTTGTAGCTGCAGTAATGTTAGCAGCTGTATTTGAAGTTCTATCAAAATCATTTGCAAACCAAACATAATTTGACTGCTCATTTAAAACTGTAGCATAGTAAAGACTTGAGCCATCACCTGTTTGCGCATCAGTAGCAATGGATAGATTTGGAAATACCTCCAGAATTGTATTAGGAGCACCTGTTATTGTACCGTCCTCATCAACTACAACTACATGTACTTCATCACCAACACCACCGCGCGCAGCTGCGTATGTAGAAGTACCTGGAGCAGTATCTACGTTTTTATAAAACTCCCAAAAACGAGTTACTGCAACACCGCTAGTAGCAAGAGAATTAGCTACTGTTGTAGAATTTGCTACAGCGTTAATAGACAATCTATAGTTAGTTGAGAAGTTAACAGTTACGTTTGAACCATTTACTGCAGTAGTTGTAATCTTAAGCTCTTGAAATCCTAACGCGCTATTACCTACTCTAACGATAGAGTTGTCAGGGAGGGCATTTCGGTAAGTATTTGCGTCAGCAGTATTACCGGTTTGTACTGTGATAGTATTAGAACCTACTACGAATGTTGTAGTAAGCGCAGCGGTGTTAACAGCTGCCATAGTATTTGAAAAAGCGTTTACTGAGAAAGCCGCGGCGGTATCACATAGTGAGATGCGAAGAGAGTTTCCAGTAACACCTGGACATTTTGCAATAAATGTGCAGTTAGCATCGAAGCTATTACGTGACTGATAGTCGTCGAGATTTTTAACCGAGTTTGTACCAACGTTTGCAACATTAGCTGTAGAGTTAATTCCAGCGTAAGCACTTGCTGTAAGCTGTGTGTTAGCAACACGAACAACGTATAACTTATTGCCGTAAGCTAGGAAGTTAGCTGCTGTAAAAAATGTTTCGAAATTTGTGTCGTCGGGCTTACCATAGCGTGATACCAACTCATTTTCTGATTCAATTAGAATACGTTGCTCTACCGGACCCCACTTGAATACACCAGCGAATGCACCTTCTGTGGTGGATACGGCTGGTACTACTGTAGTGAGATCAATCTCTGATACATTAACGCCTGGACTAACTTGAAACGGCATTTTAAAGCTCCTTATTAGATACAATTACAGTTATTTATAAACTAGTCGTTTTCCGAAAGGAGCCAACGATCGAACGAGCGACCAGATAGTTCTCGAACACCTTCAAAACTATAGATATCGTCCCCAGAGTTAATCTCAAAGGGAAGAAACTCTTCATCTAAAAGTTTTAGATTATCTTGTTGAATCTTTTCTCGTACGTTAGTGTCGGTCCATTCTTTGAAGTAAGGCTGCATAGTCATCCAGGCAAAGATAAC